TGGAACGGCAATGCGGAGATGACTCTTCTTCTGCTGGAGTCGGGTGCGGATGCCCGCATCATGACGAATGGCTGGAATACTCCGATGGACTTTGTTCGGGAGGAGTTGGATAATGAGAATGGTGAGAACAGCAAGGAGCAGCTCATCGAGTATCGTAAGATTGCCGAGCATCTCTTCCTTATTGGCGGAGATGGAGCCGCCGAGCTCCCTGACTTTCCGATGGAGCCTCTGTGGCTTGCGGATATGGAGGAGATCGTTGTTGAGGAGGATCCGATGTGGCTGCTTCACGCGGCACGCCTTGATCGCATGGAGCCGTATGAGTATGGTTGGCCTCTGCGACCCCTTCTACCTGAGATTATGATTCACACTCTCCGTCGTCGATCGCATCGCTGGCGCATTAGTCCCAACTTGCTTATTGTTATCAATATGATGAAGGGTGAAGAGATAGAGGCTTAGAGTTATGCTCACACCTCTTCAGAGATGGCTGGACGCGCCTACATAAATAATGAAGGGGCGCTCTATGAAGCGTACGCCCGAGGCAATAAAGACACCTTTTTTTTCAAGGATGACCTTGCCGCAGCAGTAAACCCGTTCGAAAACCGCTACATAAAGACGCCACCGGTGATTCATGAACTCCGACGCACCGTTCCTCTGAATGGCGCCGACTTCGGTCGCAGTTGCGAGTTCGAGTTCGACGTCGCCGGCGACCTGTTCCAAGATGTTACGGTGCTCATTGAACTTCCGTCATGGCTTCCGCCAACTGAGACCGCTCTGAATCCAACAACCTCTATTGTTGGCTCCGATGGCAATACCTACGGATACACAAATGGTATTGGCTATTTTCTTTTTAGCAAGATTCAGCTCTATCAAGACAAGATTCTGCTGCAGGAAACGAGCGGCGATGCTCTCTTTGCATCGCGCGCAGCCCGTGGTTCACTCAATGAAGCCTATATGGACAATGCACTGGCTGGATTTCACGACGGTACGGCAACTTCCATCGGTGTAGCCGCGACCCCGCCGAGACTCCGTCTCAAGATTCCCTTTCTGACCACGGGTGTGACAGATTCCTTTCCGAGCATTGGAATGCGCCAGCAGTCATTCAAGCTCCGCCTAACTCTCCGAAAGCTGGAGGAAGTTGTGGAGAGTTCTGCAGGCCAAGCCAATCCGAGCCCGTGGTCGTTGCCATCCTTTACGGTCAATACAGCGGCCCCTTATACGATTGCTCCTCTTACACGAACTGCTATTGCCAGGCCGACGCTTTTTCTCGAGACGCGCCACATCTATACGGACCAAGAGACACGTACGGCGATTCAGAAAACGAGCATTGAAATCCCCTATTCGCGGCTCTATGAGAACCAGTTCACCTTTGGCCCGGGCGACTATGCGCCTCTGAACAAGGGTGCAGTCGCCGCAGTCACGCGTCGAGTCGATGCACAGCATCCAGCCTCCCGGCTCTTCTGGTTTATTCGTAATCGTACTGACATTCAATCGGGCAAGTTGTGGAAGTTCACGGCAGACCTTTCGGGAGGCGCGACAGGTCAAGAATATTACACAAATCAGGCATTCTATATTGCAGCAAGGGACCGTGAGACTCTCTTTCCTCCGCTCATTTGGAATAAACTTACACATCATGCCAAGGAGGATCGTGACCCTGGTGTCGGTATTGGTGAAATGAACTGGGACATTGGAACTGTCTGGGGCTCACTGAAACAAAACCAACCCGAAGGTTCAGTGAACTTCACAACGGCGGACCGACCAACGATTCTCACGGAGTTGAATGGACCGCTGCTGAGTCCTACGCCTGTTACAGAAATGACGGCAGTAGTTGATTCGTGGCTGCTCTATAGTGTTGAAGGGGGGCGCGGAACACTCAAATATGGGAACTAACGTCTAAGGATCTTTCATCCTCTAAACAGAGATGGCAACACGACCCATAGGAGATATAACAACCCTGTTGGACCTCACGAATCGTGACCTCCAAGAGAATGATCTGTTCCCTTTAAAATCTGAAACAACGTGGTTTACGCGCGATAAGGAGCGACGTGTACTTCCATTTACACCTCTCATACAAGAGATTCCGATTCGTGGCCCTGCCGCCTTTGGCCAGTACTTTTCCTTTGACCTCGGGTCTCTTCAGACGGGCGATCTCCTACTCGGAACAGTGCTGCAGATTCGTCTAGGCCATTGGCTGGATGAACAGACTGTTCTTCGTTTACTCGGCTCGATGTATACGTATGATGTCTCAGGGACCGCATGGGAGTATGCAAACTCGATTGGAACCTGCATTATTCAAGAAGCAGAGTTGGAAATCGATGGAAAAACGATTGAGACGATTGACGGCGATTTTATTGATGTATTCAATCGCGTGTATCCGGATTATAACGCCCAAGTGGGTATTGCTTACGACCACACCGGCCGTATTTCCATTCCGCGACTGAAGGCGCTTCAGCAGCCCCGCGTATGGCCTACGGAGGATGGAGTGATTCACTGTGTTCTCCCCTTCTTTTTTGGGCGAAATCGGTATCAAGATGCTCTTCCGATGATTGCTATTAAGGAGGGTCTCGTCAAAATCAATATAACGCTGCGACCTTTTGATGAATGTGTGCGGCAACTGCGAGGCTTTCGTGACACGTGTACGAGCACACCACTCCAGAAGTCGTTCGTATTTGATTCGGCGGCAGGCCAGGTCGAAAAAAATGCGCAAATCCAGATTCCCCAGTTTTACAATGTTCAGCTTCTTACCTACGGAGGGATTGCCAGCGGAAAGCTGCGTGAAGCTATGCTGCGCGACTCGTTCGAGATTCTGCACCGCGAGATTCAAACATTCTCGTTCTCCGAGCCGATGAAATACACGGTGTCAAAAAGAGCACAAGAAAATACGATTACGGTCCAGCTTCCGATTGAGGCGAATCATCCGATTGAGGAGGTTATCTGGTTCGTGCGGCGCAAGGGTGTGCGCGATAATAATGAGTGGACGAACTATTCTTCGGTGCTTGAACGGGACTGGTCACCACTTCAGGCGAAGGTTCCGCTGCTCGTGAAGGCGTCCATTCAGATTAATGGAATCACGATTGTGGATGCGGAAGAATCCTATTTTAGGCAACTTCTTGCATCCAGACATAAGGGAGGATTTGCCTCCTATTCATCCTTTTTGTACGGGTATCCGTTTGCTCAAGCGCCTGGAGAACATCAGCCAAGTGGATCCGCAAATGCGAGTCGCATGAACAACTTCCGCCTGACACTAGAGATTCAGTCACCGGCGATAGGCGACGATAAGGAATGGGAAGTAAAAGTCTTCTGTGTTGCACTCAACTGGCTCCGGTTCGAGAATGGGCTTGCGAATCCGATGTTTGAGGACTAAACGCCCTCAGCCTTGACGCGCTCAGAGCGCGTGACCAGCGATGCCGGATTCATCACAGTCTGATTGAGATTGATATCCATCTCAGGCCGGTTTACATGTACAGCGAACGAAGCCCTCTTACCGGTTTTCTTCCAGCTCATAGCCCGCTGCGGTCCATTTATCTCAGCAGAGACAATGCGTAGGCGGATTGCGACAACGAGAGCTGCCACGACTACTAAGGCGCCACCGAGAGCAGCACCGACGATTGTGCCAGGGCTTGTGCCAGACGGAGGCTGTGCGGCAGAAGCCCCCGCAGCAAGCGCCTCGACGTGAGACATGGGTGACTTGGTCGGTGATGCAGAATCTGTAGGTCCAGGTGTCTCGGTCGGTGTCACGGAGGGCGATGCACCAATCCGAAGAGTCGGAGTCGGTGTAGGCGTCTCTGTAGGAGTCACAGAGGATGTTATAGAAGATGTCGGTGTCGGTGTGTAACTGATGGATGGTGTGCGGCTGGGAGTGCGCGTCTGCGTGGCTGAGTTTGAAGGGGTTGAGCCGGGGGCGGGAGTGACGGTAGGTGTATCCGTTATCGTAGGCGTCGATGTCGGTGTGTGGCTCGGCGTCGGCGTTCCCGTCTGACTCGGTGTAGGCGTCTGTGTCGATGTCGGCGTCGGTGTTACCGTGGATGAGGCTGAAGGAACAATCACTTGGCTGGCATGACCTGATAGAAGGAGCTGGATGGCCCAGCCATCGCCGGCGAGGTCGGTTGTCCACGGTGTAGAGCCGCACGGTTGACCCGTCGGTCCAGCCTGACCAACTGCGGCATACGGAATGCCGGGCCGTCCATAGGGCATTTGGAATACACAATGGGTTGTGGAGCCGGTTGACCCCGCGGGGCCAGTTGCCCATGTGAACGGAAGAATCGTGACAGTGTAGTTAGCGCCTGCCACAACGGACCAGCCCGAAGGAGTCGCATTGAACTTCACGAACTCGTCTGTGCCAGGCGTGGCAGCGACGAGGTCCGTGAATGTGGTGAGCAGGGAGTTTCCAACCGCTACAGCGCCAGGGAAGGTTGCTAGAACGAAACTGATACCGCATGTCTCAGGGGCGGCCTGGGAATACACACCCATCTTCATAACATCTACGATGCCGGTGTTCTGGGCCTGGAACTTGGCAGTTGCGCGGTGGCACCGATTCTCTACAGTGTTGTTCACGTAGCCCATCGTGTAGTTACCGACGATAGGGAACAGTGTAGAATCCGTGAAGCGGAGCTGGGGCGGAGGCGGTAGAGGCGAAGGTGCCGGTGAAGGCGAAGTATTCTGCGATACAGCACAGACTGCGAGGAGTGAAGAAACGAGGAAGCGGAGCATCTCTATACAGGCCACCGATTCCATTTTTATTTCAAATTTACCGCGCCCAGCCAAAATTTAAGATATAGAGTTACCGCAAACATGTATGAATCCTCACAGCCCCTATATTGATAAGCAGATTGAAGCTCTGCGTCGCTCAAAGAAGTGGTCAACAAAAATCACGGACACCACGCATGAAGAGTTCATTTATGATTTCAATGCCAACATCTTCACAAACTTTATTCGAACGACGTTCACCGCCGCGTACCTGGAGAAACATCCCTGTTCTGATTGCAAGAAGCCATCACAAGAGAGATGTCATGGGATTGGTGAGGAGCGACCGATTCTGATTCGGCGAGCCCTCGAACGTGTATATCCAGATGTCTCGCAGACCGTTATGTTACGAGATATTCTCATCGCATTTCTGGAGGAGCACAAGACAACGAAATTCACGTTCAAATGCAGTGAGTGTCATAAGGCAGAAAAATATTTCTAAGCCTTGCGAGTTCTAAATCTTCCTCTTTTTACACGCCGTGTTCTCTTTCTGCCGCCTCCTTTACTGCCACTAAGCGCGAGCATTTCTTTCAGCGCGACAGTGAGATTAATCTTTTGAGCATCATCTAATAAACTCTCCTTACGAATATTCTTTCTGGCATAATCTAATGCTGTCTTCTCTTCACTGCCGACCAGGTTTAACGCAGCACCTGCCCTGATGAGCAGTAATGCGGATTCACCACTGCCTCGTGCACAAGCCCACATTAGTGCCGACATGCGGAGGGTTTTGTCGACGTGGTCGAGCTTAGCGCCTTTGTCGATTAAGGCCTTCACGATAGGATGTAAAGTCCTATTTTGAGATGCCAATATAAGGGGTGAGTAGCCGTCTTTATCCAGGCATTCCAAATCTGCACCATTTTCAATAAGTTTTATAGCAGGAGCAGCGAGCTTATGTATTTCACTTGGAGTAGTTTGGTCTGCCCTACTCACAACTTTGAGAAGAGCAATACACTTGGCAGATGCCTCTGAACTAGGCGCCGCTACCTCTTTTACCGCTGGTGCCTTCGCCACCGCCGGCGAGGGTGCAGTAAGTTTTGACAATATAAAATCAGGGGTTATTAAACGTATATTCTTATAAATAGCTTCATTGGTATGGCCTGTCCATGTATACAGTATATGAAACTTAGTAAATACATTGTGAGTTGGTTTTGGATTAGTCGACTGATCTGCACGTGAAAGATCCATCCATTTTTTTATATTATTATCATACTTGTTTTGAATCTTCTTATCTTTTATTATACTTATATCTTCAATCTTCTTCCACGAAAAATCGTTTATAGTAAGAAGTCCTTTAAGGTTATTTAAAGCTTCTGGCATTAAGAAGTTTTCTAAATATTGTATAACTGAAACTAAAAATATGCCAAGGTCAGAAGAAACACAGCTATCCTTTATTGTTTCGTAGTTTGAATAAGTATTACCATTATAGTTAAGACAAGACAGCCCAAAATCAATTATTTTTATATCATTATTTTTAAACAGTATATTCCCATAGTGAAGATCATTATGGTAAAAGGTATATTTTTTATTGTAGTAGGCAAGTGTTTCCGTAAGCGGGCGTAGATAGTTGTTAATAAATTTTTCGTATGATAGTTTACGTCCTTCTGTTTTATCTGCTTCTTTTATCAAATATTCATGAAAACTGCTTGTCAATGGCTCTAACTGTATATAAAATGTAAGTTTATCATAGTGACTAATATATACAATATCCGTTAGAGGATTTGTATCAATAGAAACTTGAATATTTGCATTTTCTCCACATATTTTTTTAAATTCCTTATTTCCTCTATTTATATTCGAAACGATTGTTTCTGCTGTCTTAGCCTTTAACTTAATATACAGCGTAGTGGAATCGCCAACTAACATAGATATAAACTCTACACCAGTTCTATAGTTTTCTATTAGCTTCAGTAGTTCATTAACATTTATATTACCTGTTAGTTTACTCAACTTAAGAACACTCATATCATTGTGAAGTTCAGGTGAATCTTTGTACATTTTTATAATCTTACAAACATTTTTGCTATGTTCTGATTCGTCATACGACAGAACAGTTTGTATAAAAGACTCTAAAAATGTATTCCTACAGAACATGTTAAACTTAAAGGGCTTTTTATCCGTATCTCCAGGAAATACAATCTTTTTAAACACATACCCCTTTGTTTGTGCCTTATAGGTTGTTCCATATGTTCCTTTACCGGCTTGGTCAACGATATTTGTAACTATGTGATTCTTTCCATTGTTACGGACCACCCCCTCTGTGTTATCAGTATCCTCTTTGAATATTAACTTTTTATTAGTGTTAATATTTAATGGTTCTAAAAGATTAAAGTGTTGCATATAGAACATATCATTGGGTTGATTTTTTTGTTTAGTATTATTATCACTTAGACACTCAATAAGATTATTTACATTTACATCATTATAGTTTTTTCCAAGAACCTTTTTAAAAGCGACTCCTATTCTATTTTTATCAGCCGCGTCCATCTACCTTACCCATCTAAAATAAACAACCAAACCCTAACAGATGGTCGCTGCACTCCTTCGGGTGATTCATAGCGGCGCGCAAGATTCAAGACTTCTGTATTCAAGGGGGAATCCGGACCTCGCCCTATTCAAAACCGTCGTAATCCGCGCCGGCCGCTTCACGACGCAATGGACTCGCCTCGACTTCAATACGCGGCCTCTGATTGGAACAGCCGCGGTCATTACGCTGCCTCGGAAGGGTCATTTGCTCTCTCGCCTTTATCTCGTGACAACATTGCCCGATATTTCCACACCGCAGGCCGCCGCTAGACAAGAAGCCGATGCATCGGGCGTCACCTTCGTCGGCCCCACCTTCGGCTGGACAAACTCTGTCGGTCATGCACTCGTTCAACAAGCAACGATTGAGATTGGCGGCTCTCGCGTTGAGCAGATTGACGGGCGCCTACTCGAAGTGCTGGATGAGTTCACGACACCTCTTGAGAAGGTATCGCTGACTGACTCTCTTCTGAAGCGTAACTCCTCCAACTTTACGGTAGGCTCCTTTGGCCTCAACTCCGTGACTACGGCGGTGACTCCACTCCCTTTCTGGTTCGCACAAGGAGATCCCGGAACTTTTCTCCCAGTCGATGCAATCCAAGCGGATGAGGTGCGCCTGACAGTCACTTTCGCAGCCCTGAACACACTCTATGTTTCAACAGCCCGTCAGGCCGTCGCCGATGGCACAATCGCCGCTGGAGGTGATGCCTACTTTCCTCTTGCTGGCTCACCCTTTTATTATGCGGATCCAAACGGTAAAATGGTCTATGGTCTCGGCGGCGATCCGACACAGGGTCAACTTGTCTCAACTCTTGGAAATAGGATACCAGTCACACCGGCCCTCGGTGATACGTATATCATGGCCGAATATATCTATCTCGACAAGCCCGAGGCAAACAAGTTCCGCGTATCCGATATTCAGGTCCCTGTTACGCAACACTATGCATTTGAGCCGGTTGATACAAAAGGTATCACGCCGGCCAACTGTTATCTAAAAATACCGAATCCGACGCGGAATCTGTATTTCTATTTACAGCGGTTCGAGGCCGGCTACTACAATGCGCCGTTCCTCGCAACGCGCGACCTTTCTGGTCAAGGGACCACAGTGCCATGGTGGCCGAACGCCTCGCAAATCGGTACACGCGTCTATCAAGAGATGGTTCCCGCCTTTGCCTTCCGCAACTCAGAGCCGCTTTCAGGTATCACGCTTCTCTATGAAGGCAAGTTCACCCGCTATTCAACAACTGCCCCCTCTTTTTTCCGCTCTCTCCTTCCGAGCCTCGAACAAAGAAAATCCCCGTGGGTGAATCGGTATTATTACAACCTCCCCTTTTCAATGGGTTCTGGTAAGTTACCCCCATCTCTCCATTGCGGCGAGGCGAATCTTGACAAGATTGTGAACATTAATCTGAATCTGGATCTGCATCAACGAGCTGGATATGCAGACACAATGAATGTTCCACGGTATCTCGTCTATTGTTGGGCAGAGACCTACAATATTCTGAGAGTGTACGGTGGTCGCGCGGGTATGATGTTCCAGTATTAATATTTATCATACTGTCTAACCTTTGCGAGTACTTAGTGACATGCATTTAAA